TGTCATTCAACCTGTTTTGAATCCAGGTAAAGGCACGGTGGCCATGTTGAAATGATTCATAAAGAACAGATCGAGCAGAGGCTTGGAACGCTTCTTCAGCAGAAATTCCGCGCTTCTTCCAGTTCATAACTTCACAAACATACTCTAAATCAAGAGGAGCATAAAGTCGACCATCTTCATAACGTTCACGTCTCTTAAGAAATTCGACATCACCAGGATTTCGATATTCATAAGCTTCAGATGTTTTATCAGGTGGGGTATATTCATAACCCATCGTTCGAACTTTTTCTTGAAACATTTTGAATGTATACCATTCAAATTTTTCTGAAACACTGTGGACATAATCATCTCCACCAGCTTTCACATACATCTCTTTAAAGAGATCTTCAATTGTGCATTCATAACCTAAGTCTTGAGCACATTCAAACAAGCAATAACGATGTATCACCTGAGTTGTGAAAGATTGGAAAGGAAAAGTAACATAAACACCAGAGCAAAAAAGGCGTTCAACTTTTACAAGATCATGACCAATAAGTAAGATAGCATCATAGGCACCATCTTTAAGGAGCGATAATCGAATTTTATCATGTGAAGGGTCCCATGTAGGATCATGTTTCTGGTACCATTCATTAACTCCACGTCCAAATTCATCGACTAAGTCGGGGTGAGCTCTGCCATCATGGGTAGAGGAATCACCATCAAATTCACGAACGGGGTTGACCTTTCGATTAATATGTCGTCGAACACGAGACCAATCTTCGGAACATGGATTCACGCCAAGCATGACTCCACTTTTAAGATAGTGTAATCCAACGTTTTCAAGGAAGGCTCCAAAATACTGTTTCATTAATTGTAAATGAGCAAATTCAGGGCATTCAAAAAGGCGGGTTTTTCCTTCTAATATCTTTTCAATGAGTCGTAACTCATCTTTAAGATGGCAAGTTGTAATAGCGATTTTATTCTTGCCTTGTTCATAATTTTCTTTAAGAAGGTTATAACGGTTATCAACAGCGGGATGGTAATAGACTTTCTCATCATCAGTAATAATAATCCAATCTTTCTTTTTGGATTTGGTCTTGGTGGGAACACCTAACCATCCAATGGAAGTATTAAGGTCCATAGCTTTAAGAAAGTGAGCACCAGGTGCTCCCAATACAGCTTCATCACGTGTTAATATTCGAGCAGGATATGTACAAGGGATCAATGAAAACCATCGATCAGTGAT